TCAACACCCATCTTAGCCTTAGTGGCTGCCATACGCACCTTCTGCTCCTCCAGGTCCGTTTCTGATTTTGAGGTCTGTCCAAGGACATCCTTAATAGCTGTAAATGCTTTTACATTCCCGTTCATGGCCTCCCTGACCATGGCTGCACTGATGACCGTTTCAAGCTTACTGTCTAATCCTAATGCCTCCAAAATCGGGGTCCATTCCGGGATGTCCACCTCAGAGGTAAGGATGGCATTCATAGTTTGGCGAAGATTCGCTTTACGGCGCCTAGCTTCCCCCGACGCTTTTCCTGCCTTTGAGGCATTTCTTCGGCGTTCTTCTGGCGTCGAACTCCGATATTGCATTAGGTTACTTTTGTTAGCCATCACCTCACCTTCCTATCTGGCCATATTAAAATCATTAAAATCAAAAGAGCCACGAACCTATGACAGCCCGCAGCCCTGGAGAGTGCATCAGAAATTTTTAATAATTAGTTCTCTGTATCTTTTGCTCTGAGATTTGGCTGTCAGGTTATCCGGTCTCTCGGCTTCAACCATCGTATATCCTTCATACAATGTCCTTATCTCTGGGCAGTCATTATAAGACAGAATAAATCTCCCCTTTATGTTATCCAAGGCAGTCTTAAGCCTCGTGTGGTCCTCTGGCTGGAATCTATCAGGGTAATACCTTTCCGCATCATAATATGGCGGGTCCAAATAGAACAACGCACTGTCTCTGTCGTACGTTTTAAACAGGTGCTCAAAGTCCAGATGTTCAATAACAACTTGATTGAGCCTTACAGATGCCTCTCGCAGTAATTCAATTGCTTTAATCATATCTCTTCCATTTGCCCTGAACGAATGGCAGTTTGCCCCAAAACTTTCTCTGATTACTACCCAAAAATGTGCAGCTCTCTGAACATCAGTGAGTCCGCTTGTAACCCGGAGTGCATCAAAAAACTGTTCTCTGGACATCAATATCCAATCAAGCTCCTTTTGCAGCGCATCTGGGTGATATTTGACTATCCGGAACAGATTGACTAACTCCCCATTAATATCATTATATACCTCCATCTTTGCATGGCTCTCCTTGTAAAACAAAAGCCAGGCCGCGCCGCCGAATACCTCTATGTATCGGTCAAACGTGCCGGTCTCTGGGAACTGCTCCAGTATCGCCTTGCGCAGCAGCTTCTTGCCGCCAATCCAACTGATAAAACTATTCATATTGTCACCTTTCCTCCATGAAACATCCTGGCGGGAAAGTCCTGTCGGGTAAATGACCATAAAAAGAAAGCATCCAGCCATGACTGAATGCTTAAATAGCGAGAATGGGATTTGAACCCATGGCCTCCGGGTTATGGGCCCGGCGAGCTGCCAGACTGCTCTACCTCGCATCAGTACCGGCTCCTCGCCGGTATTGTCCAGTTTTAATCCCCGTGCGTGGGGTCCTAAAACCCGGAAAACATCTGTCCGTATGCCTTGGTCCGGTATGGCATAACCGGGTGCTGCACTCTGTCCGATTTTTGAAGCTATGAAGAGGCAGGAGAACGTCAGCTTCTAATTAGCTGCCAGGGTGTTACACCTGACAGCCAGTGGGGGATACAATCCATACCCGCCGTTAATACCGATTGCATGAAGGTTTCTGTGGCTCACAGTGTCCACGCTTTTGATAAGGCAGTAACATCACCTTGAAGTTGACTGCCAATCCCCGGCGGTTCATACATATTCCACATACTTGGGGAGGATGGCCGCAGGCACTTGCCTTTTGGCCTAATTGTATTCTACAACGACATTTTCGACTAAAACGACCTTTTTACAATATCCCACATTTTTTTAAGTACTCATCACGAATATGAAGTCTTGGATATTCAGGGCTATTGGCATATCCCATTTTAATTGCAATCTTATCCCACTCCATAGTATCTCTGTAAAAGCTCTTAAAAGCGTACCTGGTCTGTCCATCCTCTATTGATTCTATCCACTGTTCCACCGCCTTTGATTTAGCCTTCTTGCTCTCCAAAGCTTCCATGCGCCGTTCATACAATTTCCAGTCAAATCCAACAACGCTCTGAGGTCGTGCCTGGCCTGTCCGATAATCAAATACAGTGCTATTTCCCAGTCCGTTATCTCCTTGTTTCATCTCCTCCAATTCAAGCTCCAGTATGGGAATAGTCCTCTTCTTTCTCATATCGCGGTATTCGTTAAGGAGAGCTCTGGTTATGTTCAAATTCATCGGTATCACCTCCTTTTCCGCTTATCCTTAGATACCACAATCGGTATCCTACCCAAATCGCGCCCGCATCCTTTCAATGTTTGCGTCACCCTATCCCACTCATTGACCTGTCCTGACGCGTTCCCGTCATCCACCCGTACAATCAGGTACCTCTTTTGGTACAGGATACCCACATCACTGTAATGCTCTATCCATGCATAAGTGGCTTAAGCGGCAAACCAACTCGGTCCATATCTCTCCCGTGTATCTGCCCTGGAGCCTCTGACTTACCTGTGGCCATCTCACGTATGTATTTGTGCGGAACATTACAATTCACTACATTCATTACAATCTCGGCCTTGGTACTCTCCTTCATCAGTTTATAAAAATCCGAAAAAGTCACTTCTACTCTGTCCTCTTTTGCAAATGCATCAGCTATTCCCATCTATTTACCGTCCTTTCTTCTCCAAATTTCAGTTTAGATGAATAACCTTATCAATTTTATACAGAGAAAAAGCACATCCATTTACTACAATTTCTCCAGAGTCAACACGCATATCTTGCAGTATCCCACCATAATGAGTACCATCATGGAAAACCACATCTATTTCGTCACCAATCTTGTAAAATTCTGTATCATATTCAAAACCCCAAAATACATCCATATTCCACTTTCCTTCCTCCGGTTCTACCGGAAATGCTAATTTTCCGTATTAAATACTTTAAAGCAATCACTCATCTTTATAGTTGCATTAGTTTTATAAAAATCTTTTGAAATATCACAACTCTGAATTTCATAAATTTTTCCCATAAAAAGTACTTTGTCTTGAAAACACAGAGGAATCACCCCATATTTTTTTAGGATTTTATGTGCAATTTTTAATAATAATTTCCGCAATTTTATCACTCTTTCCATGTTTTATTAAAATATCAATATCGCGGAGTTTTGCGCCTTGCACTGTCGGGAGTCGAACCCGGCAGTTCAGGGACTCGGACCCCTCTGCACTCCGCTGAATGCCCTGCACCCCTAGAACTTACGTTGCCGATTGCTATGCCGGCGCCGCTGCATCCTGCCCCGCTTCGGCTCCTGCCTCCCGCAGCGTCTCCGGTCTATACGGTTCCGGCAACGTCATCCAAGCAATGATATCATCATGAGTAATCCCCGCTGGAGTTATGTGCCAACTTTGTCCATTAGTACCATACCAAGCTACCAAAATCCACCCATTACCCGTACATACCAAGACATCCTCACCGCCTTCTGGCAACCGCTCCACCACCGGAATCCAACCGGCCAGCATCTTTCTGCCCAGAATCTCCTCCGACGTCAGGCCGATATCCTCGTAGGCTTTCAGTTTTTCTTTCTGCTGCAGTATAATCTCCTTTGCCCGCTGCAGTACCGACAACGTAAAAGTATTATCCCGTTCGGCATTGGATTTTATCGCGGCGTCCAGCTCTATTATGTCTTTTTCAAAATCTCTCTCCATCCAGGCTCCTTCCTCCGGTTCTCCCAGAAATCCTAATATTGCTTATTTCAGTTTAGCAGATTAGGGCTATCATAAATATTCCCCATAATAACAAGTTCTTCACAACAAGACAAATAATCATAATTTGTTCCATATTGGTCTTTTCCATTTGTCCCCTTAAAATTCAGCTCTGAGTCATCCCAAATAATCTTTCTAACATTGACTTGTCCATCATAGACACATTCGACAATGTCACCTTCCCATATCTTTAAACCGTTTTTATCAGTTAATCCGGTATACTGGCAGATGGTGGACGGTTCTATCTCAATCCATTCGCCATATCTTTCATCATATCCATGATACAGAGCATCACTGTTAAATATCGGAAGGATATAATGACATTTACGACAGAGTACATAATACCCTTCCACCCATTCGCCATTATCACGGCCCTTTGCTTTAAATAATATTTCTCTCACTTTATAGCTCCTTTCGTTTAATTGGTTAAATGCTAATTATCCTTAAAAATCTCCTCAACTGCATCTTTGTCATCTTGATCCTGTTTGGATATTTGGTAACACGCATCACACAGTATCAAACCACCATGTATATCTGTTCTCTCACAGCAATCACCACTGCCGCATATCTCGCAAAAAAACATAATACTCCTTTCACCGGTTTTCCCGGAAATACTAATTAAACAAACTCAGTTGTTGATATCCCATCTTGCTTACCCTGAAACAGATAGCCAGATTCCTACACTTTCTATTCCGCCGCCCTTCTTCTCCAGGACGGGTGTGTCACGGGGTTATAATCCATCGGTTTGACCTCCTCCCGAAAATGCTAATTGTCCTGACATATCCACCCATGTTATCGCTACTTTTCCAGACAATCTTGTCTATACTGAAAACATAATATCCAACTCCTGGCTCCGCTCCCCACTCTGGCTTACCTGTTTTAATATCTACTTTGCATAATGCGATAAATGCAGGAACGCTACTCCCATACCCATTGCGAAATTCTACATTTTGATAATCTTCTCCGCAAGGGATTCCAGAATAAGGATAACAGGAAAATTCTTTCCTAATCCTGCTTTTGTAATATGGCTTCAGCTCCCGGTATTCTTCCTTTTTCTCGCCGGATAAAATCATATCAAACCATTTTTTCTTTATAGGCAAAACAAGCATATTTACTCGCTTCCTTTCGATGTAAAAGCTTAATTCTGTGTGTGTATTGGTTCATAAAATTCTTCTATCTGACTTTTTTCTTTTTCAGCATTCCAAAGCTTTGCATACATTTCTGGAGTGATTTCATGCTGAACAAGCGTAATAATCGCTTTCATAATCTTTTGGTCTTTCAAAAGCTCCATATATACCTCCAAACCCTAAGTTGGCGGCGGCCGGAGTCGAACCGGCACCCTCTTACTTTCCACCATGGTCTGTCCGGGGAGTTGAACCCCGCCCTGTGTACCACACACCGCCACTAAACCTTAATTTTCCCGTCTATTCCAAGCCTCTACTGCCGCCTTAATTGTAGGTTTATAGCCTGTTGAAGCACCGCACCCGCCATCATTTCTATTACATACGGCAGAATAATATCCTGTATCTTCACACCTCTCAAAATTTTCGCAATCCCCTAAATCATGGCATGTATCAATTACGATATTTTTACTTCCACAAAATGGACATGCTTTCAAATCATCTTCAACCACTCTCACAGTCTTTTCCTCCTAAAATGTTAATCTTCCTCCCCTTCACCTTCTTCGTACTTCTCCAGATTTTTCTCTGCCGCTTCAAGGTCGCGATTCCAGTAGCTGTCACCTGCCCTATGATACATGCTGCATTTTGGAGCGTAGTTCCCATCACCAGAACCGAGCAAGGTGCTTACCGCATCCTCTGTGTATGCACACATGCATTGGTCTTTTATCACCCTCACATAATCGTCACTTGGAATATATTCACCCAGATATGCCATCTCACACATATAGCAATTCTTTCCTTCTGGATTTTTCAAGCACACCGATTCATGCCGTTTTATCGTCTCTGGCCGTGCTGCCAGTTTCCGACAGAAATCGCATTTATATCTGGTTACTTCCTTCATGGCTTCCTCCACATCGTAATTATTTACGATACAACCCTTAACCGCTCCACTGGCACATCCACGTACTCACCACAATCCAGTAACACGCCAGCAATCCCTTCATAGCTTCCAATGACCTGGCCACGAAGATTTTCCCTCCATGCTCCGCTGGTCCATATCTGCACCCGGAGGATTTGGGTTGTATCTGTCAACATTATTTTTATCATTGTATATTCCCCATTAAGCTTCTTGCCGGTATGGCTCCGGGCAATCATATGGTTTCCATGCAACAACTACCTCTTTCCATGCCTGCTTGTTCCAATACTCCGATTTCCAATAGTATCTTTCTGTACTCAAACTCCCGTCAGTGTGCCTCATTGTTGTCCAGTATACTCCTGATTTTTCCGGCAGCCGCTCTTTTACCGGAATCCATCTCATACGCTTCGTTAATTCCGATACTTCCTGGCATTTTTTAAGATAAAGCTCGTCTACTTTGGGAGCAATATTTTCATAATCCCTTAATTTTCTGGTTATATCTTGTAAGATACATCCGCAGTCTGCATCATCATAGTGCACCCACCTCTCAGCGATATCAAAAATATTGTAGGCTCCCTCTGTATCTGCTGGAACTCTATATAATATCTGCTCCCAATCTTCGACACCAAAGTCAGCCTCATGTGTTAATCTTTCCATAAGTTCCTCCTCACTTTAAACTCCACCATGATTTCTGGTTCTTTCCATATCCGGTTGCATATATTTTTACATCCATCTTAGCCTTGGCTTTCATGAGCTCAGACCGTTTAATCCCTTCATCATCCGCCCGCTGCATAAGCTCAACCGCACTTACCTGGCCACCTTTCAATGTTTCACGAAGGAATGATTCTGCCCGGTCAGATTCTGTCTGGCCAAGGCCGTCCACCACATCCTTAATCCTGGCTGTCTGCACTGTATTGGCCTGGAGCTTATTGTATATGGCCTGTTGCGCATCTGCCAATTCTGATATTTGGTTCTTAATGGATTGAAGCTCCTTAAAGATGTTTTCAAGTATCTTCACCTCCCCTCCGGATGTAATCTGGGTCTTTTCGATTCTTTCCGGATCTATCTCCAGTTTTTCACATATCAGGTCCCGGACCGGCTCCGGTACCATATTGTTCTTCCGCAGGCTGCATATATAATTTCTGGAACGTCCTATGGAATATCCAAACTTTTCCATGGTCATACCCTTAGCCTGTATTATCAAAATAAGCTTGTCTACATCAATCTCCACTCTGTTCAATTCCAACATTTCCCCCTTCATGTGCTGCATATAGCAACTTATATGCTTCCAGCGCCATCATATGTTTGGTGTAATTATATGGATTTTTCTCTATCCGTTCCGGTCCCATCCGGTCCAATTCATCCTCCTCAAATTTAATCATGCTCCGAAGAATGGACCCATCGTAAGCTTCTACGGGTTTAGGTTTCTTTGGCGGATACATAACCGTGTATTCAGCCTTTAGCCGGTCAAGTTCCACAAACATAATAGTTTGATTACCCTCTTTAAATCTAACGTAACAAAAACCATCATAGTTGGCCTTGTAAGTACTCTCCATGGCCTGGAACTCAATTGAGATTATCTGATTTGCAATAGTAAAGCTTTCTTCCTTATGCAACTTTTTAAGATATTCTTTAATAATTTGTGACCGTTCCCAGCCATAGGCACCGTCGACTGTTTCCTTGCTTTTTAGGGAATATACAGGCATTCCTCCGATTGTCTCCAGGGTTCCATAGTCCTTGGCTTTCTCAGGTTCTTCTGGCCTATGTAACGAGCTGTTACACTCCCACTCACAATTTCCATGCTTGACACACTCCCAACAACATTTACAGCCGCAATCCTCACCCGTACCAGGGGTAAGTTTATATGCCTCCTCCAGGGTACATTTAAATTCTGGCCTGTGAATACACTTCCCGGACTTCTCTGGTAAGCTGCCGGCCTCTCCGCTCTTTTCTGCATCTTGCGTTACTGCTGACTGCGGTTCTGTTATCAGCTCTTTCTGTTGCGATATCGCAACGGGTTGTTCCCGCTCCGGTTGTGCTGGCTCTGGCAAGAGGTCCTCCGCGGATATCGTATAGGTCTGCTTCTCTGGCTGACTGGATTGCATCTCTGCCCTGGCCTGAACCGATGCGGCCACATCTTTCGGATCCACGCCTGGGAAATCCGTCAGCTCAATCTGGCCAGGCATCTCAATGTACGGTATCTCTTTGGGCTTTCTCATTTCCCTGATTTGTACCACAGTCATATCAGGGGTGACCTGTTCAAGCTGCTCCGCATCCAGGCTTAACATTTCCTGGAGCTGAGACTTGTTGAAATCCTTGTATTTTTCATCCAGGATTGGGCTATTCCCATCCACGGAAAACTTGTCATTACGTGACATATACCGGGATGTTGTCGAAGTGCTGAATCCGAACCGGTCCTTTGCATATTCGCATATATCCTTGTATCCAGCCTCCTTAAACAGTTCATTCCTGTTCACACATTTGAGATAATAGCCAATCGCTATCACGCTCCTGGCCGCTGACTTAAGATTAGCACGTATGTAGATTTCTGCATCTTCCAGGCTGACTCCCTCATACCATTTTCGTGCTGTCGGGGCCGTTTCCTTCACGGCGCTGGTTTCCAGTTCTTCCATTGTCTTTCCTCCCCTCAACCTTTATATATCTATACCCAGGAACTGTTATGGTCCTGGGGCATTCGTCAATGTAATTTATCAATCCTGCTTCCCGCATATCCCTCATGTGATTGAATATCGTTGATGTGGATGTATAACCCACCCCGTCTGCAATTTCCCTATTGGTGGGAGGGTAGCCACATTCCAGCAGATAGCCTGTCACAAAATCAAGTATTTTCTGGTGGATTTCCTTCATTCCCTTCTCCTTCCCCCGCCCATTCCTTTACTCGCTGTAATACCAGAGCGTCATAGTCAACATTCCGTTGGTCAAAATTGTGGAACTGGTTTCTCTGGGCCGGTTTTTCAGCCCTTTGCATCCGGTCCCTGCTCTGCATATAAAGCACCTCAAACTTCTCCCGAAACTTTGCCGTACTTCTAATATTGCTCCTCCAGAACGTGCTTTTAATGGCATAATCAAGAGCCTGGGTTATCTGTTCCCTGCTCCGTTTATCAATACGCTGCATCTTTTCAACCTCTGCTTCCCATTTCATCCGGTCACGTTCATTGGTAGGCACCTTTGCCCCTGGCATCTGTTCCAGAATAGATCCAATCAACCGGTTCACACATTGCATTTCAAATGATTCCGGGGAGAACGCTGCCGGCTCCGCAGGAGACGCGGCACTCTTTTCTTTATTACCTTTTACTTTACTTTCCTCTACTACAGGAGCATTTGTAGCCGACATATTGCCATTTGTAGCCTGCGAATGGTCATTTGTTTCCGACATATCCTTAAAAAATGGTACAAAAACCACACCTTTGCATTCTTCCTTTTGCAAAAGCCATAATTCCTTGTATACCGTCCTGTCCCTTCGTCCAGAAGCAACTGTCCAGTAACTTCTTTGGATACCTTTACTGGTTAAGACCTCCCACCCATCAAATACCCTTTTATCAAAGAGATTTATTTGTAAGCAGTAGCCCACTACCTCTCGGATAGTACCGGAACCAATGCCGCAGCCCATCTTCCTGGCGGTCGATGCACAATCGTCAAAGCCCCATCGGTAAAAATATCCTTCACTCCCGAATGCCCTTTGACAGAGATAAAAGTAAACGGAAAATCCTACCCATCCCTGTGCGTCCAGGAGCTTATCAATCTTTGTATCACTATCGAATATGTCAACTGACCAGCCGGCGTAATCAAGTTTCTTCTTTGCCTTGCCTGCCATGTTGCATTTCCTTTCTTTTTTTGAAAGAGGGCGGGGCGGCGGTCAGAAAGCAATGGTTTGCCGCCCCGTAAACACCTCCGGCATTTAATACCGTGACATATTATATTTGTCCGGAGGATAAAGCACTGAATTATCCGATGATTGTAATTCGGCTGCTGATTGCCTTAGGCATATCCATCAAGGCTTCTGTCAAATATCTCTTGATATTCGAAACTGCCTCGTTCTTCCAGATTCCGCCTTCTGCCTCAATCAGTTTAAAAATCGGTATGTCATTATTCTCACCAATTCTGAAAACAAACTTACTGGCTGGCTGACCAACCTCCTGGAAAGTCCTATAAGGAATCAGCTCCACCGGGTTTGGTACGATGGCTGCCGCCTTTGTTGCCACTCCCACAGTCATAGTAGCAACCTGTGTCCGGCCGTCATCCGAAAAGCTCTGGTCATTCTTCTTTTCAATATTCCCAGCCAGTTTCATAACTGCCTCCAGGTCCGTACTGTACTGGAAGTTTGCCTGCAGGGATATCATGAAATTCTCCTGGTCGTACCATTTGTCAAACCGATACTCGGATGTCTCAGCCTCAGTCTCAAACAGGCACTCCCTCCTACGCTCCGTATCCAATTCAGATATCAGCTTAACCTTCGTGGGGCTCACGATATGTATAATCATATCGCCATCCGGAAATTCCCGGCTACAGCTGCCGATGTAGTCTACAAGGGACGACAGGGTTGTGGCAGTGATGGAATCTGCCATTTCCTGTGCATCATACCGTTTCAGGCTCTTGTTGGCATAAGTCTTGCCACATATCTCAATGACCTCAGTTTTTTCGTTCTCCCGTGCCAGCTCCTCCACATGCTCCAATGCTGCTTTTAATCCTTCCATCATCTTTCCTATCTCCTTTTCTTTTTATTGGTTAGCCGCTGCCCTTAAATCAATCGGGCCTTTGCGGGGTTCCTCGTAAATTTCTCCCGTTTCCGGGTCAAATGTCTGCGCCGGCTGCCGTACTTCTGTATAGGCCGCAGCTGGCGCCGCTGCAACAGATGTTACCTGGGGACGGTCGCTTCCATACTCGGACATCTCAATTCGGCCCGTATTGAGATCCTGGCCCACCAGGAATACCGTTTCTGATTTCTGGAATCCGGCCAGCTTGGTCTTGACCTCAAATTCAATGTCTATGGTTCCCCTGCTCCCTAGCTTGAACTTTAAATTAATCGTCATTCCGCGCGCCGCCGCAGGATCCATGTTTGGGTCCAGGATGTTCCGGCCTATCTGGGCCAGGGCCATTGTAAACTTTTCGGCCAGCTCTCCCCCGGCAATGTTGTCAAATGTGATTGCCACTTAATCACCTCCTTCCTCAGATTGTTTCATTATGAAAAGAAATTGTCTGCAACATCATTGCTCTGCTCAGGCTGAACAGTCTGCTCCATGGCTTCCTGTCCCTGTGATCCAACCTCCGGTTCCGGACTCACTGCCGGCTGCTCCGCAGCTATATTGTCCATATCTGTCTCCACATAATCCTTGGTTCCATCATCGTGGATGACAGCCATATCCGCATCTATGGCCTGTACCAGGTCAATGCTCATAGTTCCCCATTTGGATATCAGCTGCCGAAGCATAGTTTTATGGGCCATTGCATCAAAATCTTTATACCAAAAAGATGAATACATCCATTCATCATCCGGAGAATAGTTTCCCGCTTCATAATCGGAAAAAGAAACCTTTCTCTTCGTCCCATTTTTAGTCTGAACGGTTGACTCATTCACAGAAAAAGCCTTACTATACTTATCCGCATGAGACATCATTTTTTTCTTAGACCAGTACATGCTATGTTTATATCCGCTGATTTCCTCAAACATAGCATAATATCCAATAGTTGGTGTCTCTTCCCTTATGAGGTCATCCTCAATCAGGTTGACCTTCAATTCCTCTTCCAGTGGATTATAGGATATCAATTCCCCTTCCTTGATGGATACCACATTGATTTTCTTATATACACCACTCCGCTTTGCCAACTGTATATAACCTTTATACCCCAATTGAAACTGAGCTTCCTTAACCCCCTTCTTTTTATTATCGTAGGGCACAAGGTAATACTGCCCCAGTTGGAGTGAGGGAGAAAGCTTCAATGCCTCCCCCTGGAGAGCCGCCGTAAGGATGGACGAATTTGTACATTCTGCGAGTGCCGGTGTGGCCTGCACCGCTGAAATGATTGAGGATATAAAGCGGGTCCCTGCCTGTCCCCCCAATACCTTGTTAATTTCCTTCTTTGCGGCCTCTTGTGTCAGATAGACACTGAAGTCTAGTTTCTGCTGCGGCCTGTTTGCCAGGCTGTTACTTACTGCCATAATGTTCTCCTCCTCTTACTGTTTCGGTACCGGCTCAAACCGGATACCATTGGTTTTTAAAAAGTGCTTAAGTGCTGCCGCTTGTCCCATAGTCACATACACCCGGAAATCAATGATATTCACTGGATTTTCCACGGTCTCCATCCTGGGCTGCTGGACATCGGACTTGATTTCAGGTTTTGTGTCTGGTATTGGTTTTTCAGCCTCACGCTTTCCTGCATTGATTACTTCCTGGGCCTCTGCCTTTATTTTGGCATCGCGCTCCGCTTTCTTTCTGGCCTGTTCCGCTTCATATTCCTTTCGTTTCTGTGCTGCCGCTTCCAGACGGTTCCGCTCTGCCATTGCGGCGCCAATATCATAATTTCGAAGGAAAACCTCCTTCATATCCCCGGCGTATGGGCTGTCCACCTCATTCAGTATGGCCAGGCCCTCGTCCACCCGCTGGATAAGAGCGGTTATTTCCTCTTTGATGGACTTCATGGTGGTGGAAGTCAAGGCATATTCTGGTTTCATTACACGTTCAAAAGGCAGATATTTTTCGATATCATGGATGTTTGCATCATAAAAGTCCCGGACTTTGACTGTCTTTTCCTCGCGCTGGCGACGCTCATAGTCTTTAATCTGTCCATCTATATTATCAATAGCTTTCTGGACAATGCCCTCAATGTCCTTTACTTCTTTTCCGAACTGTTCATCAGGTGCGAGAAGCTTCTTTCTGACTTTCGTCCGGGTTCCTGTCAGGGATTCTATGAATTTATTAAGCTTTGCCCTATCCTTCTTAGCCTGATTGATGGTTTCGTCCGTATAGACAGACACAGCGTATTCATCCGCGGCAGCCGCAACCTCTGTTTTCAGTTCCTCATAGTTCCAATCAATTTTTTGGATAAACCCGTCATCCTGCGGGTTGTATATTTTCAGTTCCATTTTGCCTCCTATTCCTCAAAAACAACGCCCATATCAGACAGGAAATCATAAAGCCCTTCAAGGGTCTGCTTATTCTGCATAGACGCCTGCTCTTCCTCTTCCTTTTTGCACTCAACAACAAATCCTTTCTTTTTAAGGCAATCCGGACATACATCAATAGTAATTCCGTAACGTCCTACCCCCTTCATCCTGATTCCTTCTGAATTGATGGTGATTTTAGCTAAATCATACCTGCTCTTACTCTGTTTACAGATATCGCATGTATAGACTTCTGTCCTCATATACTCACCTATATCGCCGGGAGAACCAAATCCGGCCTGCGTCCTGTGACCACACAGTCCCAGAACCGCCTTTCGGCCTCAACCAGGTACTTGATATCCTCCTCAACGTCCTTCCTATCTATAAAATAATGTTTCGTTGTAATCCGCAGTTCTCCGCCCCACTCACTCTTAAGCTGAGCCTTTAGGACCACAAAATCATATTCCGTCACGGCCAGGTAATGAAGCACCTGACAGAAATAGTTATCCGGTATCCGGTCACGCCACTTCTCACGCTGCATACTTTGCAGAATATTGGTGGTCTTTATTTCCAGGATTCCGCGGCGACCATTCTTGTCCACAAGCTCGCCATCCAGGGAAGCGTGCATCCACGGATAAGCTGTATTTGTAAACATGTTATCCTCGTCATAGGTCACTCTGTATTGTGGATAATCCAGAGCAAACAAGGCCCTCAGATACTTTTCCGCCTCGGTACCATACCTGACATATTCCCGGTCTGATATATCCTCCGGAATAACCAAGCCACGTTTTTCTTCCCAAAGCTGCACATTGTCTTTGTAGGGGTTCATGCCTACGCAAGCACTGGCATCAGAGCCGCCGATATGTCCCTTACGTCCTTCCAGCCATTCCTCCCGGCTTTTAAATATGCGCTTGCTTACTGACATCTTGTTCACCTTCCAATCTCATTAACTTCCCACAGTTTGGACACGGCGTAATCTCGCCCAGCAGGGACCAGTGCCGCAGGCCACAACTGCATACCAATGTAAAAAATGGTGCTGTAATCTTTACATGGCTGCTTGGGTAATAAGTTTTAGATATTGTCACCTTGTAATCCTCCGATATCTCCCTTATAATAAGGGTGTGTTGTTTTTTAGTTATTGGACCTCTTCGCGGTTGCCGCCGCTGGGGTCCTTTTTCTGTGCACCATAGTATCCTCTGGCCTCGTATAAGGTCACACCATTCCAGTCATACGCGCTGCCGAAGTCATCCTCACCAATGTGCATTGTTACATACCCCATCCCGTTCTTGTTCCGCCATTCCCCTAACAAATCCAGGATGGCCTGCAGTTCTTCCTGTGGATTATACATTTCCCTGCACCTCCCTTCATAGTCTCACGCCCATGGCCGCCGCCATGACCACGATAGCTACCATCCACATCCCCAGTAGCCAGATAACCTCCGGCACAATCAATTTAGCTGCCCTCATGATTGGGCCGTCCCGGCGCCTCCTGCACCGTCGGAAGGTCACCATACGCCTGTGCCCCATGATATTGGTCATCACCGCAGTTGCCGGTCCCACAAAATCCACGCGCCAGCCGGGATACTGGACCGCTGCTCTGGCGCGGATGGCTAACTCAGTTACTTTTGTCATTGTGCTTGTCCCTCCCCTTGGAATACTGGGTAATCTTCAATGAATTGCTCCAAATCGCTTCCCCGAATCTTTATCCTCCCCAGTTTTAATGCTCGCAGGCTCCCTTTTCTAATCAGGCTATACACGGTATCCGTGTTCGTCATAAGTACGGTTGCTGTTTCCTCCACCGTGTACAGTGGCTTGTATGGCTCTACCATTATTATCACGCTCCTTTCACATGTAGTTTATATAATAAGTTTCAATTTTTAAACTTTCGTGTCAAAAAAATAGGCAGGTATTTCACAAGACTTCAAATTAAGCAATTCACACCAGTTAATAATCTCATCTTGTGAAAACCCTATACCATTATTAAGCTTCAACGATACTGACCTATCTGTAAGGCCTACCGCTTCTGCAAACTTGCCCTGCGTATTATATTTTTCAACAATACGACCACGCAACTTACTGTAATTAAAAACAATTGGCTTTTGCATCTTTATCACCTCTCTTTCAGTTTCATTTTTGAAACTATGTATACTATACCACTGCTAAAATTATATGTCAATATTATAATTTCATTTTTTAAACTTTTTTATTCAAAATACTTGTGCTTTTGTTTCAATTTTGATATTATATATCTAAGAGGTGATAATATGGATAAACCCACAGGAGATTTTAAGGCCAGATTTAATAAGGCTATCTCAAAACAAAATATAAAACCGATTGAATTGTCTGAAAAAACTGGGATTTCAAAATCTGCCATTAGCCATTATATGTCCGGATATACAAAACCAAAATCTGACAAACTATACGCTTTATCCAAAGCTTTAAATGTTAGTGAAGCATGGCTGATGGGATACGACGTTCCCATGGAGAGAAGTTCAGATTTAAACTTTTCTGTCACTTCCAACTATGATGCATCCAATTGGTTAAAACATACATCCAATGAGCAGGAACTCCTTAACCACTTTTCAAAGTTGAATTTAAAAGGCGAAGAAGAGGCTATAAAACGTGTGAAGGAATTAATCTACGTTCCAGATTATACAGAAAATCAAGAGGAATGGCTAATACAGACTCCAGGAACACGTAAACTTGAAAAATTAACCGATAATACAGAAAATGATGATTCTGCAAATACAATTACTCATACAGGGAGTGAGACAGTAGTTACTATATATGATTTGCTCGATATTGATTCACCCTCAATGGACGAAAATACCGCGCCTTATCTGGTCGCTGCACGAAACGACCACCTAGATGAAGAAGGAGAAATAGAAAAAGTAAAATCAGACCTTGCGAAACTTAAGAAGCCAAATGGAAAATAATTATCTGACCGGAGGTAACTTATAGCATATGACAACATATGAGGAACTTTTGGACGAGGCATCACAAAATGATGTGCTCGTCCTAGAAAATATTCACTTTGAATCACAATCCGAAGGACTTATCAATGGTAAGGTAATTGGATTAAGTGACAAACTTGAAACCTCAATCGAGAAAGCCTGTACTACAGCAGAAGAAATGGGGCATTTCCATACAACTGTTGGTGATATACTTGATTTAACCAAAACAGAGAACCGTAAGCAAGAGAATACGGCGCGTCTCTGGGCCTACAAACGTATGGTAACACTGGACAAGCTCATTTCAGCATGGCAATGTGGTTGCCGGAATCGTTTTGAAATTGCTGAACATCTTGAAGTAACAGAAGCATTTTTGCAAGAAGCCATAGACAGTTACCGTACAAAAATCGGAATAAGTATAGTACACAATAATTATCTTATAACATTTGAGCCGACTTTAAATATCTGTCGATTAGTCTGGATTAAAGTATTAAAAGAAAGGTAAAATATTACCCCAATGTTATCAAATGTTTCCTGGCCATTTCAAAGAAAGAGACTACGTGGAACAACAAAAATAATCGGTGATTAAAATAGCCTATGGCTTTTTAATAAAGTACATATAATTTAGGGAGGACATATTATGGGATTATTTGGAGGAAATAAAACTGAAACTCAAAATCCAACATTGAACGCATCTACATTTGAAAGCGATAAACGCAAATATCCAATGTCAAAAGATGCACAACAACTTATATCCATTATCCGGCCTTCATTGAGACAATTATCAGTCGCAATGACAAGAAACGATGAGCAGAAACTACTCTCAGCAAATCTAATACTCATGGAACAAAATGAAATCATTATAAAATATCTTGATGATATATGCAAAAAAATAGATAAAATGTCATCAGAAGAATAAAACAAAAACCGTCCCTGCGCCAACAGAAACGGTTTTTCACATAGATTTCTCTTGCTGGATTGCTCCAGAAGATACATTTAGTTTGAACACTTAAATTATATCATTCCTGGAGCGCCCTGGCAAGGGCGTATTAATTTTACCCAAAATCTATTGCGATATCGCAACAACACAGGAGGAATGATACATGGGACAACTAAGAACAAGGAAACGCGGCTCAACATGGGAATGGTCCTTTGAGGGAGCCAAAATCAATGGAAAACGCAACCCTATCAGCCATGGTGGATACCGCACCAAGGCCGAGGCCATCACTGCCGGCACCCAAGCTAAGGCTGAATATGACTCTGCTGGCCGCAGGTTTACCCCTTCGGACATCAGCGTATCTGATTATCTGGATTATTGGTATGATAATTATGTCAAAACCAATCTCAGTTACAATACACAAAAGGATTATGAAAAGAAAATCCGCGTGCATCTAAAACCGGCATTCGGAAAATACCGGCTGGCATCATTGGAGGCAGATGTTATCCAAAAATGGCTTGACGGAATGAAACGTCAAGGGTATTCCCGAAGCATGGTTAAAAATACCTTATCCTGTCTGTCCGGTGCCCTGGGATATGCTGTACACCCTTGCAAATATATTAAGTACAATGCATGTGACTATGCAAGGGTGCCCAAAATTGTCACATCGGAGGGTGCCAAGGCACACACAGAATATATCTGTGTCAAAGAGGACTTTGCGGCCATCATTGAGCGTTTTGGGCCGGATAGTAATTTTTACATACCGCTCATGACCGGATACCATTGTGGCACACGCCTGGGAGAGGCTTACGGCATTGACTTGCTACATGACGTAGATTTCGAGCGCCACACCATAACCATCCAGCACCAGCTTGCCAATGAGGGCGGAAAGTGGTATTACCGGCCGCCAAAATATGATTCTGTCCGGACTATAAAAATACTCCCGGAATATGAAAAAATTCTGAAAACAGAAATCCATAACCGCAAAAAGAACATGCTCCGGTACGGCCAGTACTTTACAAAGACATATCAAATGGACAATGACTTAATCTTTCAAGCTCCTGCCAGCGTCCAAATTATTGGCAAGGAAATAATGCCAATCAGCGCAAAGGAAAACGGAGAGCTGTTGACGCCATACTCATTTAAGTACTGCTCCAAGGTTATCCACGAAGAATTGGGAAATCCTTTGTTTCACAGCCACTGCCTACGTCATACCCATGGCACATTGCTGGCAGAGAACGGGGCCCAGCCCAAAACTGTCATGGAACGCCTGGGACACAAGAATATTAAGACCACCATGGAACGGTACGTCTTTAACACGGAAAAAATGCAGAATAACGCCGTGGCTATCCTGGCAGACGCTATATCATAGCCAACCTTGCCTACAACTTAAAAAAGTGTAGGCAAAAGGTAGGCAGGGCAACCAATAAAGATGTCAGATAGTCCGTCAATCCTTGATTTTGCGTGATAGTTCCACGACGGTTTCGACGTGCACCGTCCCCGGAAACATATCCACCAACCAAGCCTCCGCCGCCCGATACCCCATTTTCTTCATATACCTTACATCCCTGGCCAGCGTCTCCGGATTACACGACACATACACCACCTTCTCGGCTCCCAGCTTCCCTACGGCGTCCATAAACTCCTCCGTACTTCCGCTTCTGGGAGGGTCCATGATAACCACATCCGCTTTCTCACCCTGTTCAGCCATATTCACCAGAAAACGTCCTGCATCATTGCAATAAAAGCGGATATTCTCAATTCCGTTCATCTTCGCATTATTAACAGCATCCCTGACTGCATCCTGATTCAGTTCCACGCCAATAACCTTCCCGGCCGTCTTACTTGCTATAATCCCAATGGTTCCGATACCGCAATACGCATCCACCACCAGTTCCTGCCCGGTAAGACCGGCCAGTGACAATGCCTTTTCATAAAGGATTTCCGTCTGCACAGGATTTACCTGATAAAATGACTTTGATGATATACGGAACCGGCATCCGCACAGCTCGTCCACAATATATCCCTTGCCATACAGCACATGCTCCTTATCCCCCAGAACCATGCTTGTTCCTCTTCCGTTAATATTCTGGACGATGGTGGTAATTTCCGGATGTTTCTCCCGCAAAGCCTTAACAAAATTATTCTTAGACGGAAACACCGGAGATGCTGTAACCAACACTACCATAATTTCCCCTGTGGAAAAACCCTTGCGGATTATAACATGTCTGAGAAGCCCAAAGCCCGTATCCTCATCATAGGTCCTGATTTTAAAAGATTTGAGCATTCCGCGTATAGTACCGATGATTTCATCTGCTTTCTGGTCCTCTATAAGGCACTTCTCCACAGGAACTACATGGTGTGTATTTTCTTCATATATTCCGGAAATGATATTTCCTCTTTTGTCCCTGTCAAATACAGCATGTACCTTATTGCGGTAATGAAAGGGATCCTTCATGCCTATAATAGGCTTTACAGGACAGAGTCCTTTTAGCAGTTCTTCCGCCTGCTTCTGTTTGAACGCCAGCTGCTTGGCGTACTCCATATCCAGCAGCTGGCAGCCTCCGCACAGATTCAGCACCGGGCAGATACTGTTGCTCCGTCTGCTTCCCCGTCCCCCATATGAGCCTCCTCTTTTGGAATCCTCACTCCGCCTTTCAGCATTAAGAGCCCCTCCATTTTGTTTTTTAGAGACTGACAATCCATCCGCCCCTTTGCGTACCCTTGGTGAGCTGCCATCCCTGCGTTTTTCTCCACTGCGCTGCCTGGAAAATGCGCCCTCATTCCCATCAAACCGTTTCCCGCTCTCACCTGCACCGTTTTTACCTTCTCCGTCCCTCACCTTGTGTTTACTGTCTTTCATGTTGTCTCTCATTCTGTCCTTCACGTTGTCTCTCACCCTGTCTTTCACTCCGTCCTTCACGTTGTCTCTCACCCTGTCTTTCACTCCGTCCCTCACGTTGTCTCTCACCCTGTCTTTCACTCCGCCCTTCACGTTGTCTCTCACCCTGCCTCTCACTCCGCCCTTATCTCCCTTTACGCCTTTCCTGCTTCCTGTACCCGAATCTATCCCCACTCTTTTAACCGTCTTTCCAGCCATTTTACCGGACATTCCTCTATCCGCTCTTTTATCCATCTTTCTATCTCCTCGTATTCATCCATAATTTTATGCGCCTACAGCAAATTCAAAGTTACTGTCAACTTCATTCAAACATACTTAACCTTCTCTAAATCAAAATCCATATGGCCATTCTACCATATATTTCCCCTAATGTATAACCATATAAACCGAATAAATTACATCCTAAAAAACACATCTCCCTGCTGTCAATAACAGGATAACATAAAATTTTGCCATACCTGTTATAAATGCCCTGTCCCCACATCCCCATCCGCCCCGCCACAAATCCACACCCTTTCCCGCAAAAAAGACCGGATATTTCCCGCAGCACTGCTCTGCATTCTGCAATGCCGCGGGATTACCCAGCCTTTTCATCCATTTACTATCTTTATCTGTCCAGCCTTTTTCCAATCCGGACATCATCAACCGCTCCTGCTTTATCTCAAGGCTTCTCCCCGCTTCTCAATCCTCCTCATCTCTCAAACTGCTCTCGTAGCCTCCGCCAGCCACACTCTCTCATCCTCATCCAGATAAGGGCTAATCTTCTCATACACCTGCTCATGGTACCGGTTCAGTAGCTCCACATCCCGCTCAGACATAATCTCCCTGTCAATTACCTCCAAGTCAATGGGAACGTACGTCAGATACTCAAACCGCAGGAACTGGCCGTATTCATTCTTCTCATCCTCAACACACAAAACCAGATTCTCGGTCCTGATTCCATGGCTTCCCTCAATATACACACCAGGTTCATCCGATGTAATCATACCCGCTTCCATCACCGCATTGTCCTGGCGCTCCGGGACCATTTTGAAGCGGATTCCATTGGGACGTTCATGTACACTGGACAGGTAGCTCACCCCATGTCCGGTACCGTGTTCATAGTTAAGCCCCCGTCTCCACAGCGGCTCTCTGGCCGCATAATCAAGGCTGAGTCCGCGGCAGCCATGAAGAAACTTCACATCTCCCAGACGCAGCATACTCATAAGCACCAAGGTAAAATGTTCCTTTTCCTCATCAGTCACAGGCCCCATGGCAATGGTTCTGGTAATGTCGGTGGTCCCTTCATAATACTGGCCGCCGGAATCAATGAGGTACAGCCCCCTGGGCTCCAGAGGGATGCTGCTCTCCGGTGTGGCGGAGTAATGGCACATGGCTCCATGTGCTCCATATGCGGATATGGTTGCAAAGCTCAGGCCAATGCATCCCTCCTGGTCCATGCGCAGCTTCCCAAGATAATCCGACACGCTGATTTCGTCCATGGGAATACGCCCCGTATTCTTCTTCAGCCAGTAAATAAACTTGGTCATTGCCACGCCGTCCTTGATGTGGGCCCGCTTTTCATTCTCTATCTCCACATCATTTTTAACCGCCTTCATGGAAGCAGTGGGATTCATCCTGTCGATCACCTTATTGGACCCGTCAATCAGGCGGTATACAGCATAGTTGACACGGCATTTCTCCAGCAGGACTTTCTCGTTTTTAAGCCCCTCCACCATGTCGTATACCCCGTCATAAGGCATCACTGTGACGCCCGTCCGTTCCAGATACTCCCTCACGCTTATGCCCTTTGCATCCTCCAGATACGGATAAGCTTTTCCTTCCAGCACACTGCTGTTGACAAACAGATACAGTTGGTCCATGGTCACCAGAGCGTACGACAGCACCACGGGATTATACAGGATGTCATTGCCTCTGATATTTAACAGCCACGCTATATCATCCAGGGAGGTAAGCACGTGAACAGATGCATGTACCTTTTCCATAGCCTCCCTCACATCTGCGATCTTATCCAATGCGCTCTTTCCCGCATACCTCTCATCCAGAACCCATGCAGGTTCCGCCGACAGCTCAGGCCGTTCCTGCCATATCATGCCTGCCAGGTCTTCCCCGTAGGAAATACGCGCTCCCCGCTCCCTAAGCATTTCCTCCAAAGCAAGCCCTTCAGCCGCATTGACTACCCGGCCGTCAAATCCCAGGCATCCGCCCTCAGGCATCTTATCTTCCAGATATGCTCCCAGTGAAGGGACGCCCTCCTGCCCCATTTTCATCATGGTCACTGTGGAATCCTTTAACTGGGCCGCTGCCTGCACATAGTAACGCCCGTCTACCCAAAGGCATGCTTCGTCCATTGTAATCAGAGCCGTACCGGCCGAGCCGGTAAATCCGGTCATATATTCCCTGCATTTGAAATGCTCTCCCACATATTCGGATTCGTGGAAATCTGCCGTGGGTATCATATACGCATCCATGCCCCGCTCCTTCATCAATTTCCGCAATGCATCCAATCTG